TCAATTTGAGTGCTTTTTTATTTGCTCTTCTATATAGTTTTCTAGTTGATTCATTGATCTTTTTTTCACTTCGGGAGAAATATGGGCATAGACTTGTGTAGTAGAAACATCTTTATGACCTAAAAAATCTTTGATATCTTCTAAAGGTATTCCTGCTTGTCTCGTTCTAGCTGCAAAAGTATGTCTACCATCATGCACAGTTATGTGGGGGAGACTGGCACGTTTTTCAATTCTATGAGAAGCACCGTTAACGGTTCGATCTCTTATTGGAATACCTTTATTTTTACCGTAAGTATTTATAAAAATAAATGCTTCGTGGTCATCTGTTTCAGGTAAAAAACCAAATTCTTTTATTACTTGATTTCTTAAAGTCAATAAGGCTTTCTTTACTCGTTTTGTCATAGGCAATGATCGTGTACCAGATGGGGTTTTTGTGTCATCTGTAATAATCAAACCTTTGTTAGGTCCTTTTTCAGCAGCCCCAAGTCGTTCACGATTAATATTAAGTGTATTCTGAGAAAAATCAATATCAGCCCATTGAAGCCCTAAAGCTTCTGATTTTCGCAATCCTTGATCAAATATAATAAGAAAAAAGGGATACCATATAAATGATTTTTCTTTTTTGGCAAATTCGAGAAATAGTTCAGATTGATCAAAAGTATAATATTTAACTTTCTTTTTATCAGATGGATTTCTTGGAAACTCAACAAAACTAGTAGGGTTATTCTTTATATATCCTAACTGAATAGCTTTTTTGAAAGCATTGCTAAGAGTGGCGTTAATACTTTTGGCTGTTGTTACTGAGAGACCTTCCTTAGTTCTCCCCAAACCCTTTTTAGTAAGTAACTGATTGATGAATCTTTGATGATCAGCTCTAGTATATTTATCTAGTTTATATTTTCCAATATATGGATTGATGTACATTTTTATATTTGCTCTGTGAACAATTCTTGTTCCTTCTTTAACATTCATTTTATAGTTATTAATCCAATCGTCCATAAACTTTTCTATAGTCAAATTTTTAGGGTTTTTTTGTGTATATTCTTCCGAAGCTATTTCGCCTTCGACAATTTTTGCGAATCTTTCTGCTTCTTCATGACTTTTAAACCCTTTTTTATGAATCTTTTTCTGTAGCTTAGTACCAGGATCAATTCCATTTGATATATAGACTTCATAACGATATTCTTTTGATTTTTTTAAATAGTACTTTTTAATGGAAGCCATTAAAACCAATCCTTTCGTATTTCATTCCTAATAATAAGAATATTTTAGGGGAGGTATGTTATTTGAACGAATATTTAGAAAATCGTCGTATTAGCAGAGTTTTTATACGAACTTATGTTCTTTTGCGTTTAAAAAGAAAAGCCCGAAGGCCAGTCTTTATTGTAAATTTAAGTTAATATCATATGTGTGATACGAGTTTTCATCATCATAATTATCAGTTTCATAGCTAGAATCAATCTTCAATCGAAGAGATTTGATTGAAGATGCAACAGGAAGTTTTGATAAAGGATAGATGCCCCAACCATCTTTTTTTGTTCCTTTCATGAAGTCACCATCCCATGAATCATAATTAAAGACTCCGCCATCATCAACTTGCTCACCATAGTCAGTTACAATTGTGGCTTGATTAGGGTATATAGATACATCTTGTTGTGTATTATCTATGTTGTAATGCACGGCTACAAAACCATTGTATTGATTATCTGAATAGTCTTTGATATCAGTAGTTTTCACAACTGAGACCCGATCGATATTTAGGTTAACACCCGCCCAAGAATTATCATTAAAATTGGTTGAATAATCTTGTTTACCTTGTACTTCTATGGATTCTCCATCAGGTACATTATCAGCTATTTTTCCGAAATCTGAATCATTTGATAGAAGATTAGTCTTTTTTTCCACAGAGCTACTGAATTCAAGAGAAACCATTGTAGAGCTCGCAGTGGTTGTTTCTTTAGGCGTATCAGAATTTGAATTACTATTTCCACATGCTCCTAGTACAATACTAGAGAACAGAATTAATCCTAACCCAACTATTTTTTTCATTTCTTCCTCCATAACAATAAAAATATATTTACTCCCACTTAAAGGCAGGTAGTGATAGTCGCCAATTAAATTAAAAATCTATATGAATTTTTAGGAAGTCCATACAAATTTGTTAAATCTTCAATTTTTCTAGGGTATTGATCATTATCTTCTTTATAAAGAGAAATAATAAGATTGGCGGCAAAGCAATTCGCTTCGCTTTCTGATTTGCTTCTGGAGGATCGAGTAGAGACATAATAACTAGATAAACCTTGATGAAAAATTGCGTGACCTAGTTCGTGAGCACAAATATAGAACCGTTCTTCAGAATACTTTAGTTCGTGATTTAGAAGAATAACCGAACGCCCTAACAGTTCTTGAAATTGTCCCTTTGGATTATTCAAAAAAGGAACATACCTAATCTGAATATCCATTTTTTCGCAAATAGTAAAGGGATTAGCTGAATTATATTTTTGCTTCAGTTTGCCAACTAGACTAATTACGTCCATCTCCATAGAAAATCACTTCTCTTTACTTTTGTCTTCTTTTCTAAATTCCCAAAATAGACCTGTCAAAACATCTTTTACCCGTTGTTTCTCTTCATCTGTTAATGTTTCACCACCATAAGCCATGTTAACGTTGGAATCGAGCATTTTATCTAATTCAATTAAATCATTTTCATCGGCCCATTTTGGCGTTTTATTTCTTCCTAATAAATAATCAGTAGTAACATCAAAAATATTAGCTAAAGATTGAAGAATAGAAAAGTCAGGCTCTCTCTTTCCACTTTCATAGGCTGTATAAGCAGGGCGAGTAATTCCTAACTTATCAGCAACTTCTTGTTGCGTCATTTTCTTTGAAAGCCTCAATTCTTTGATTTTTTCTGGAAACATTTCGACACCCACTTTCTATATAAATGGTAACACGCTGTTACGTATAAATGAATCTAAAAACAAGTAACCTTTTGTTACTTTTTGCATTGGCAAGTAACTATGTGTTACTTATAATGTATTTGTAACGAAATGACACTTAAATAGGAGGTATATGATGAGGAAATGGCTAATTGAAAAAAGAGAGCAACAAAATCTAACTCAAGAAAAAGTAGCTAAAAGATCAGGAATTCAGCGTTCTTATTATAGTATGATTGAGAGTGGCAAGAGAAGTCCTAGTCCATTTGTAGCTATGAAAATTGCCACTGTTTTATCCTTTGATTGGACTATTTTTTTTAATCAACAAAGTAACAAAGTGACACATGGAGAGGTGATCAAATGAAAAAGAACGATAAGGATTTTCTTGAAGGTAAATTTTGTACGATTGTTTTGCCAATATTACTTTCTATTATTGTTTCAATTGTCTACAAATTATTAGTTAACTAAGAAAGGAGTGCTTTACATGTCACGACAAGAAAAAATAAACATCGTACTTGATGCAAGGCCGAGACTAGTTCACATCATCAAATGTGCCACAGATGATCAACTTGGGGAATATGTCGGAAAAGTGTTAGATGATATGGTTATGACTGTCCCGTTTACTGATGTCCCACTATTAGAAGGAATTCGTTCAGATGGGGAGCCTTTAACAATTAATGATCAATTATTTGATCCGCAAGAAAACCGATGGATTGTTTTGACGAATGTATTGGATCACAATAAGCTAAATAATCTTGAAGCAGTGTACGAGGCACTGGAAAACGAGAACGGCAATCTAAAACAGCTCAATGCCAAACTCATGCTAAATGATGTAGCAATTAAACAGGAAAACACTGCATTAAAAGAAAAAGCTGATAGTTTAGCACAAATCAATTCAAAAATGATGCTTTCTTCGATTCAAAACAGCAAGGATATTGCAGAAATTAAAGAGCAATTAAATCCAGCTTCAAAGGGAGGTGAGTAGTATGTTTAGTTTTAGCGATGTGAAAATGATGTATGATTGGGGCTGTTTTACTGACGATCAAGTTCGACTATTCGTTCCACTATGCATTACAGACGAAGAAGCAGAAAAAATCATTAATAAAGATAAGAGCGCATCTTAATTGATGTGCTTTTTATTTTGATACAAGGAGTTGCAATATGATTAATTTAGGGGAATGGGGAGCGATAGCAGGATCAATAACCGCTATCGTTTCTTTGATTTTATTAGTAATAAAGCCAATTACTGCATCTTTCTCGAAGATTACTGAGACTCTTTCAAAAGTAAGCCGAAATTTAGATTTACTGACTAAAGATTTAGAAGCAAGCAAATCTGATCGCATTACTATTCATGAAGAATTGAAGAAACATGATGAAAGATTAGATACACATGCAGAAAAATTAGTGGAACACACGCAACAAATTAAAACTTTATTTAGAGAAAAATCTAGGTAAAAAAGAAAGGAGTTAAGAAGAAATGATTTTACCCGATAAGTATTATCAAGTCATTAAATGGACGGTTTTAACAGTATTGCCAGCTGCTTCTGTGTTAGTAGCAACGTTAGGGAAAGCCTATGGATGGAATGAAACAGATATGACAGTACTTACTATCAATGCAGTAGCGACGTTTTTAGGCGTTATCACTGGTGTGTCGGCTTATAATTTGAAAAAATAGGAGGAAACAAATGAAAAAGAAAATTACTATTACTGCGATGAGCCTATTAACGGCTCTTTTTTTATTGCCAATTAATGGGTTCGCCTATACGATTAACAATGAATTTAATTTAGGTGCAAATGAAGGTAGCTCACAAGTAGCAAATAATCAGTATATTTTACTTCATGAAACGGCTAACGAAACAGCAACAGGACGCAATGAAGCGCAGTATATGCAACGTTCATGGACTAGTGCTTATACTGCTTACATTGTGGGAGACGGTGGAATTGTTTACCAAGTCGGACAACCTGGTTATGTACAGTACGGTGCTGGTTCATATGCTAATGCCAATAGTCCTGTGCAGATTGAGTTACAACACACACATGATAAAGCAACTTTTGAAAAAAACTATAAAGCATACGTTGAATTGGCTAGAGATTCAGCAAAGAAATATGGTATTCCATTAACATTGGACACGCCTTATAACCAACCAGGAATCAAATCACATTTATGGGTAACACAAAATATTTGGGGCGATCATACAGATCCTTACGGTTATCTTTCTGAAATGGGTGTAAGTAAAGAAAAATTAGCCTATGATATTGCTCATGGATTTACCGATGAAAATCCAACTACTTCAGATGATAAACCAGTCATTGATCCAACTAGATCAGGTGCAGCAAATCCTACACTTACAGATGGAACAAATTACGCCCACATTGATCAGTTCGGAGAAATCGAAAACGCAAACTTGCATGTAGCTGGATGGCACATTGCTAATTATAAATACGAGTATATTTTCATTATGGACTACAATACTGGAAAAGAACTAGCTAGAGTAAGAGCTGATGGGATTTATAGACCAGACGTAAATCAAGCTTATAATACTTTAGGAAATGTTGGCTATCATGTATCTTTCAATATGCGTGATTTCCCTAATAAGAAAGTATACGTCATGATGCGTGCGACAAACGATCCAGAAGGAAATACTAAGGGTGGAGCACAAGATTTTCATGACAAGCGTTGGTATCTAAATATTCCACAACGATAAAAAATTCCCCCCTCTTTGAGGGGCGGTACATAAAAATTTATTATTTAGATTCTATAAACATGTGCAACTTATCTAACAACAAAGTATATATTCTACAGAAGTAAACAAATAGCTTATATTTTAGGATGTACACAAATTGACAAGTATAATAAAACTTTGATAAAATACAAATGTTTTTTATTTTTATGTGTGATTAGTTAGAACTTACTTAAATCCTATTATAATATTTTTGTTAATGATTTTAATAAAATGATTGGAGAGAAAATGATGGATCAAAAAGCGTTTATCGAATCTATTGATTCTACAATCGATAGATTAAAAAAAGAAATTCGATTTTATAATAGAGTAATTGGTATCGGAAATATTATAAAAATAGTCTTATCAGCTAGTATCCCAATATTAATTGATCAGGCTTCCGAACACAGGTCTTTACTATTGATTGTTTCAATTGCTTCAGCAATAATTACAATTATACAAAGTGGGATGTCTGCATTTAATTATCAAGATAAAGTACAGACTTCGACAGAGTTATTAATGAAAATTGAAAAAGAAAAGTTGTTATATATAACGAAAACATCCCCATATAATAAAACAGATGAAGAAAATTTCCATTTAATCGTTACAACCCTTCAAACTGAATTAATTGATATTATCTCTGATTTTAATCAAGTTAATAACTAAAAATTTATTTAATTAGAAAGTAGTGCAGATAATACTAATTGTACAATTAAGAAAAGAGATAAGACTTTACATTCCTAAAAAAATGTAAAGTCTTATCTCTTTTCTTAATGCTATAAATTCATAATAACATTATGGACAATAAATTTAAAATTTATTCAGACTGTAGACAAACTCCTAAATTTAGAGTGTTGTTTGCAGTCTGACGACTCAAAAATGAATCGTATAAATCAATTATAGTAATAAGTCATTGATTTCTTTAAATTCTTTATCAAGTTCTTTTTCATCATATTTTTCATATTTATCAGCTTCATGAAGAACTTTTTTAATTTCATGAATAGCCTTTCGTTCAACTAACCATTTTTTTAGGTTATGTTTTTTTTCTGGATTTTCAGATAACGTATCAAGTTCGTCTAACTCTTTATCCAGTTTATTGACAACAGAAACAATTTTGTTTACAACTTTTTCTTCTTTGTTTTCTAAATTTGACATTTATCTTCACGTCCTTTTTATTTGATAATTTAAGTATAGAACTTTGATATAGTTTATACAAATAGAAACGCTTCTTCGTGTATTCTGTGATTTTCTTTTGAAATGAGGAAAACTTTGGAGTAAAATGAACGTGGACAGAACAATATTTAGGAGGAATAAACTATGTGTACGTCTATTACTTATGTAACAAGTGATCATTATTTTGGAAGGAATTTTGATTATGAAATATCTTACAATGAAGTAGTCACTGTTACTCCAAGAAATTATAAGTTGAATTTTCGAAAGGTAAATGATTTGGATACTCATTATGCAATGATTGGTATTGCCGCTGGTATAGCTGACTACCCTCTTTATTACGATGCGACAAATGAAAAAGGATTGAGTATGGCTGGGCTAAATTTTTCTGGGTATGCTGATTATAAAGAAATACAAGAAGGGAAAGACAATGTATCTCCTTTTGAATTTATTCCTTGGATTTTAGGACAATGCTCAACAGTAGGAGAAGCTAAAAAATTGTTAAAAAATATCAATTTAGCAAATATAAATTATAGTGATGAACTTCCTTTATCCCCTTTACATTGGCTATTAGCTGATAAAGAAAAATCAATTGTCATTGAAAGTATGAAAGATGGACTTCATATATATGATAACCCTGTGGGCGTTCTTACCAATAATCCTTCATTTGACTATCAATTATTTAATTTAAACAATTATCGTGTCTTATCGAGTGAAACTCCTAAAAATAATTTTTCAAATCAAATAAGTTTGAATGCCTATAGCCGCGGTATGGGAGGGATAGGCTTGCCTGGAGATTTATCCTCAGTATCTCGTTTTGTTAAAGCGACTTTTACGAAGCTGAATTCTGTATCTGGAGATTCAGAGTCAGAAAGTATTAGTCAATTTTTCCATATCTTAGGTTCAGTAGAACAACAAAAAGGTTTGTGTGATGTTGGTGATGGAAAATATGAATATACAATTTATTCTTCTTGTTGCAATGTTGACAAAGGAATCTATTATTATCGAACATATGAAGACAGTCAAATTACTGCAATTGATATGAATAAAGAAGACTTAGATAGTCATAAGTTAATTAGTTATCCAATTATAGAAAAACAACAAATTAAATATATAAATTAGTTAATGTGTTGTGATTGATTATTTAATATAGATATAATACAAAAAGGCAAAGATATTTTCAAAACATTTTTTCTTGATGTGATATCCTTGTCTTTTTTGTAATGTTTTTAACTTATTGCTTTTGCAAAATTTATTTACCTGTTTTCTGGATCAACGATAGTGTATATTATGCTATCCTTGTTTGGATTTTAGGACGTTTAAAGAGGCACTTTTTTACATAACTTAATCCATAGACATAGACCTTTTAAGCATGCTGTGAGATAATAATAAAGAAGAGTTTAAAGCGCACCCCAAACCACTTCCCCATAAGTGTATTACGCTTTAAACTCTTTTATATTTGAATTCACTAAGAAGCATACCATATATTTGAATTTACTAAGAAGCATACCATATATTTGAATTCACTAAGAAGCATACCATATTTTTGAAAAAAAGTGAGAAAAAAGGCTTATAATTAGGATTTAGAGTAATTAATTAGATGTTTATTTTATAGGACTGATACTATAGATTACAAATAGTATCGTATTTCGCAATCTTAAATTATCTTCTTACTATAAATAAGATAATAAAATTTGTATTTGTCCTTTTTAGGTAACTTATTTTAATCTATATACCTTTCTGGATCAACGAAAGTATACTTTATATAGTCATAACGCCGATGATCGCTCCGTGCGTCTGGCACGTCAGTCACGATATCAAACAAAAAATATACATCTTTCTTCATTCTAGTTTTCGCAGCAGGAATTTTAAAGTAGTTCTTATTAGAATAGTAGAGATTGATTAATAAGCTATCTTCGATTGCTAAAAAGAAAACTTCTGAATCCCATACTTTGTGAAAGTCTTTAATGAATTTGTTCGAAGGATCAAATTTAAACCATAATTGTGTTTTTCCTTCCATTAACATATAAAGTTCACCTCAAAAAGAGTATACGAACAAACGTTCTTATTGTAAACCCTAAAATAGATTTTCCTGAATATGTATTGACAATATCTAAACGATAATATGCATTTCTTCTTATAAAAAGACCCTAGCAATTAAATTTGGTTGAGGTCTTTTTTCGTTCTTCTATTAATTTTTCTAACTCCTGTTTCAATATACATATAAAAAAGTAAAAATAATAGAAAAACTAGTGATAGCTTTGGTGATAGTGATATTAAAAATCAGAAAAGATAGAAAAAACAAGAGATAGATAAAATGCTGATATTTCGGCGTTTTCTAACGGTATAAAAGAGAAAAAAAGTAATAAATGTATACATGATACAAGAAAAACATGTTCGCACTTCTAGGCAAACCAGGCTTTGAAGACCTTGCCAAAGAATTGAACGAACGCCTGTAAGATAAGGGTTTTTCACTAGATTTAAATAATTAGTGATAGAAACATGCTGACTTTAAAATGAAAGCTGGTACCCATTTAGGTACTTAACACATATCGGCACCATTTATTCGGAAAAAGGGGGCTGTGACAAGAATTTTGTCCCAGCCTCTTGTTTGTATGGGAATCGATTCATTGCCTTGTTCTTTAGTTAAGGACTTGAAGAACAGGAAAGTGACTTCGAAGACCAATTCTATTTTTTTCTAAAATCAGTAAGTAAAAAAGCACTCACTTCGAGTGCTTTTTTGCGATATTTTCTTAGTGTTAAGATAGCCCTAATTTGTCTTTTACAGATGAAGGTACTTTATCGCTAGTGATTACTTTTTTCTCTATAATTCGCTTTTCGCTTGCTTTCAACTGCAAGATTGTTCCTTCGGGATAAGCAGAACCATTAGCAGAGTCGCCAGAAGTAATGACATCAAAATCCAATTGTCTTTTTTCACCGTTTTCAGCGTACGCATCTACGTTATATTTAAACCCTTTTCCAATTACTTCTCCATTATCTGCTTTAATATCAGTTTCTGCAGGCATCGGTGCTTTGATTACTGCATAATAATCTTTTCCTACATAAGTAGACTGATAGTAGTCCCAGCCTTTCCAACCTATAAAAGCAATCAATACGATAACGATTAACCCTAAAATTTTTTTCATGAAAATTCTCCTTTTTTATTTTTATTCTATAGAATATTATACAAATCATAACAAAATATCATCATCGAAACAGCTAACAAAATTGTCATAAAAAGCGACGATAATTGATATTAAAACTATATTTTTGTTTAGGTCAAGAACAAATGACAGATATAATGACCAAATGTATGTAAAAAATATAAAAAGACGTCTGTCGCGGATCACCGTTACAAACGTCTTCTATTGATTTTCCGAGATCTCATCAGTCGCCATTTGGAATGGGTCACTCCCTATCTAGATTCATTTAATGCTCGGACTGCTTGTTCAATTGTAATACCAAACGCAACGTTATTTTCGTTTTGTGCATCAATCGCCATAAAACGGTTAGAAGTTGTATCAAAGGCTACGCGGTATTGCATATTTTTTTTTGTAAACGTCAT